AAGAATTAAAGATGTGATTATTGAAAAAGTCTCTGCTAATGATGAAGAGTTAAAACGTATCTTTGGATGTTCAAAACGACAAGCAGGAGAGCGAAGAAGAGAAATGCAAAAACTCCCTAGTCAGCAAAAACATCTTTTGGATAGTGGACAACTTGTAACGATTAAAGGTTTCTATGAATACTTGCAATATCGTGGAACTAAAGCTTGGAAAAAAGAAATGGAAACAAGCAAGAAAATGAGGTCAGCAGGATGAACCTACTATCAAGAATCAAAAACTATTTTTCGGAAGAGGTCAAAGAAACTAATCTCGACTGGAAAGAGGTCGCTTTAGACCTCAATCAATCACTAATTGAAACACAGGAAAAACTTCAAGAAGCGAATCAAGAAATCGCAGACTTGAAGAAAATCGTAGCAATCTACAAAGAAAAGGAGAAAGAAAAATGATGGAATACATTTACCTGGTAATAATCGTAGGAATTGGACTATGGTCGCTAGTAAATAAACTAGATGACCACGCTGAAATGAAACAAAAAGAGCGCCAGCTGATGGCAAACAATGTCGCACGGATGAATCTGAGAAATTCAGATAAGCAATTTACTTATGATGTAGAACCGCCTGAAGGGTTGAAATAAGGAGGAGAAACATGACTCAAGCGGAACAAATTAGGGAATATTATAGAGAGCACCCTGCTGCCTCATGTGATGAAGTGGCTGAGGTTGTCGGTACAACAAAAAGCAACGTAAGTGCAAACCTGGCCAAAGACATCAAGGCAGGCAGATGCGTTCGCTTGGAAGATAAGTCATACGACTACTCGCCTTACTATAACCATACACAGGCACTCACTGAGTTGGTTGATTGGAAGAATGATACTAGACGTGAGTGGGTGGATATGCTGACAAGAGCAGCAGAAAAAGAAACGGTTAGCAATGTTATGCGTTTGTTAATCAAAGAAGCAAATAAATTGATGAAAGAGGTGACGAAGTAGATGGTTCGAAATAAATTGACAGATTTAACCAATACTCTTTTCGCCCAGTTGGAAACATTGGACGATAGGGATCTTACTGCAGATGAATTAAAGACGGAACTCCAACGTTCAAAACAGATGGTCGCAATCTCAGGTCAAATCTTACAAGCAGGTCAATTGGCGCTAGATGCTGAAAAATTCAAAGACAAGGTAGGTGAAGTCAATGCCCCGATCGCTTTGCTGGAAGGATGAGTATACAGAGTACATGCATGAGATATGCCCTGGCCGATTAACTCCTGAAGTAACCAGGTTACTAAATGAGAAATTTGGTACGACCTATACCAAGACTCAAATAGGAGAAGTACGCAGACGTTTAGGGTTACCTGTTGGAAAAGTCTATCAAGGTAAATTGTTGACAAAAGAACAACATGATTACCTTGTGTCAATCCAAAAAAATAAGATTTCTCGCGATGTCGCAAATGAAATGAACCTAAAATTTGGATTATCACTGACTGAGAAACAGATTAAGAGTTATCGAAGAAATAATAATCTACATAGTGGTTTGACAGGAAGATTCGAGAAAGGTCAGACTCCTCACAATAAGGGGAAGAAGTACCCCAATATGCCAAAAAACAGCGGGCAGTTCAAAAAAGGTAATCGACCTCTGAATTATGTACCTGTCGGTACTATCAACTACACAACAGACGGTTATCCAAAAGAAAAGATTGGAGAACCTAATCAATGGGTTTTGAAACACCGCAAGGTTTGGGAGGAACATCACGGGCCAATACCAAAAGGGCATTCGATTGTCTTCTTGGACGGTGATAAAACAAACTATGATATTTCAAACCTGGCATGTTTATCTAAAAACGAAATTGCTAGAATGAATCAAAATCATTTATTTACGTCCAACGCTGATTTAACCAAATCAGGTATTGGACTAACAAAACTCACAAACAAAATCAGAGAGGTAGAAAAAAATGGCTAGTTTATACGAACTGACAGGTCAGTTTCTGACAGTTTATCAAATGGATATTGATGACGAAACAAAAACGGACACACTTGAGGCTATCGATTGGCAAGAACAATTCGAACAGAAAGCAGAAGGATATGCCCATGTTATCAAGAATCTAGAAGCCGACGTGGCCATGTACAAGGCTGAGGAAGAGAGCTTCAAAGCCAAGAAACAGGTGGCACAGAAAAAGCTGGATTATGTAAAGGATAACATTATGGCAGCTATGAATGTCACGGGGCAAACCGAAGTTAAGAGTGGTGCCCTGATTATAAAAATTGCTAAGAATCCAGAATCAGTCAAGGTCAACGAAGACGACCTTCCGAAAAAATATTTTACAAAAAAAGTGACGCTTGCGCCGGACAAAAAAACACTCAAAGAGTTGCTTAAATCTGGCAAGAAAGTCAAAGGTGCGGAACTTGTCCGGACAGAAAAGTTGGTGATTAAGTAATGGAATTGATGAATAAAACACGAGTAACAGATTCACTAGCAGTTGTGATTGGACCAGAATCGATTGAAGTACTTGTTACTGAAGGTTTTCTATTTGATGTTGCGATTCGTTTTGTAAAAGTAGACGAAACAAATCTTGATCAAGGAAATGAAAAGCCAGTATTCACTCCGGAATACAAGCTGGTCACAGTTGCTAAATACAAGGAAAAACCTATCTTTGAATCGGAGGAAGATATTCGAAAATTTGAGAAGCAAGCAAAAGAAGTTAAATCGCTATTTGCCTTTGCAAAGGTAAATAAACAAAATTGGTTTAACACTGCCCTTTATCCAGGAGTGCTGACTGAGAAAGTTGGTGTTTGATGAAAATTTTAGCTATTGATCCAAGCAGTAATAAAATTGAAACCAGCACAACAGGAGTTGTCTTGTTGGATAATGCAAGATTAGTTGATAGCTGGGTTGTCTCTTATGGTATGAGAGGTTTCGCTGATTGGTTTCACGAAATCGGAACAAATCTTGAATTCGATGTAGTTATTGTTGAAGAATTTAAGGCGAGGGATAACGACAAGTCGAAAGATAATAGCGTGGCAGAAACCATCGCCTATATCCAACTTTGCTATCCAGGTGCCATTCTTCAATTCAATGCAGGTTACAAGTCGGATATTCCAAACGATCTTTTGAAAATCTTAGACCTTTGGAAATTTGAAAAAAGTCATCATCAAGATATTCGAGCAGCAGCAAGACTTGGATTATTTTGGGCAATGAGAAATGATATTGAAGAAGTGGTTCATGATATCGGAAAGGTGGTGAGTGAGTATCACAATAACGCTAAGAAAGTGGCAAGCTGAAGCGATTAAAAGAAGTGAACATTTATCTAATGGAATCTTTTTAGAGGCTCTTGGGGGCAGAGGCAAAACTATCTGTGCACTTGCTATTGCAAAACATAAAAAAGCTAAAAAAATCATCATCACAAACAATCGACTAGCTATTCTGAATGGTTGGATAGATGCAGTCAAGTTTATGAATTTTGATAAAGGTGTTGAGATTATCATTCAGACAGATAGATATCTTCAAAATCAAGTCAAAAAGGGGCATAAATTAGATTGTGATGTGCTGATAGTAGACGAATGGCAGAATATGTCTTCTGACAAACAAGTGGCCTTATATCGCAAAATAAAGCGAAAATACACGATAGGTCTTTCAGCGACACCAATTCGGAAAAAAGGACAAAATTTCTATTCACTTGAAAAAACGGTATTTGGTTGGGCAACCCCAAATAATAAATTTGACTGGCAAAAGACTCATGGAAAAATGGTCTATGATCCATTTAGCTATTCAAAAGAGAAGTGGGAAGATTTTCAAAATTATGAAAGTTATATCTCGAGCTTGCCTAATTTCTTCCGCTGGGAAGAGATTGAAGGAATTGAGAATGCAGTTGAGAATAACGGTTTTGAGATTAAGTTTTACCAAAAGAGAGTCGCCTCTGGCAATCCAGAAAAACTTGCAGAATTTAGAAAACTAAATCTTGTAACAGTGGACGGCAAAACTGCAATGGCCAAGCAATCGTTTGGAAGAAAGACCTTTGAACGCTACCTTAATCAAACAGGCGTAGCAGTCGATTTTCCAAAATTAAAGCCAGTAAATGCGGATACGCCATTGATGTTACAACTTGACGGTTTAATCGAACGAGCACCACACGATATGTTGATTGTCAGTAAATCTAAGCAGATTGTCAACGTCATTAGCGAGCGCCATCCTGAAATTGGAATCTGGACGGGCGATATTCAAGAAGGACTTTATAAGAAATTCGTGGTTGCTACTAGTCAAGTGTTAGGTGTCGGAGTAGACGGCTTGCAACACAAATACCAAACTATTGTCGTATTGGATCCAGTAGAAGAAGGTTCTGGAGAATATGATGATTATCGACAATTGCTCTGGCGTATAACAGGAAGTCGTCAGCAGCATGATGTAAATGTAATTGAATTTTATTATAAAGAAAGTTAAAAAAAAGAGGAAAACAAAATGAATAAAACAACTGAAATGATCGTATTTCGTAGCCGTAAAACTGGAGAATTTCTTAATTCTTACAAGGACAGAAGTTCTTTAGCATTTGCAGCTGACTTTTGCAGCTTGGAATATTGTTTGAAGCTTCCTCGTAAAAAATACGAAGACAACAAAAAGACTTACAAGGCTCTTGCTGCAGCTTTTGACTGTGAAATTGTCGCAGTTGAAGCGGAATACAAATTGACCTATCCGAATGGATCAGAAGTTGAACCTATCAAGCGTGACCGTTCATCAATTGAGGACATGATTAAGGATATTATTGGAGGGGTTCTCTAATGGCATTTACACTTCCAGCAAATAAACCACAAGTTCCTAAAGATACCCCACGAAATTTTTTCATCTACGGTGAAACCATGAGCGGAAAGTCTTATCTTGCAAATGAATTCCCAAATCCAATCGTTTTGAACACAGACGGGAATGCAGAAGCTAACACTGTTCCAAGCATTCAGCTGATCAATGAAAAAGATGACAAGGGAAGAATTACCAATTCAGTAATTAAGCAGCTTGGAGATATCTTGCTTGCTCTCCAGACACAGAAGCACTCTTATGAAACAGTCGTTATTGATGTAATTGACGATGTTATTGAAATGATTAAGATTGCAGTTTGTGATGAATTAACCCCAGTTGGTAAACCTCGCTTGAAATCCTTGTCGGAAATTCCATACGGCAAAGGATACGACTTCTTTAACCAAGCTATCACAGAATTAGTCATTGACCTCAAAGCATTGCCAATGAATGTTATTTACATCAGCCGTCAGGTATCTGAATATGATGACAATGGCAATGCCACCAAAGACAAGCCAAGCTTGAAAGATAAGTATGTCAATCTTATCAATGGAAACTCTGATTTGATGATCCACACTGAAAAACTCGGCAACAACTACAACCGTGAGGTTGACCGCAAGCGTAAGACCTATTATGCGGACCAGGTTGATGACAAGGCCATCTTGAAAATCTTGGCAACTATCCGTGGGGCTGTTGAGCCTGCAAAGGGCAAGCTAGCCCCTAAAAAAGAAGCAGCTAAGACAACTAAACCAGCTAAGACCGAAAAAACAAAAGAGGCACCTAAGAAAGAAGTTGACTCTGATGATGAACTATTTTAAGAAATAAAGGAGAATACACATGAGCTTACTAGATATCGCAAAATCAATCAAAAAAGAGGGCTTTGACCCACGCAAAGACAGCGCCAACGGTCCTGCACCAATCCCAGCTGGTACTTATCCAGTAGTCCTGAAGAAAGCAACCTTCAACGTATCGGACAAAGGCTGGGAAAGTCTTGGTTATCAATTTGAAATCCGTGGCGGTGATTACAGTGGACGCTCTGAATTTGCAACATTTGGCACACTGACTGAATGGAACGGTAAGAACCTTGACTGGGCAGTTGAACGCACTATGAAATTCTTTATCAAAGCCTTGGTTCTTGCTGGCGACAGTATGCAAGGAAATGAAGAAGACGGTAAAGCCTTGGAAGAGGCTCTAAAACGTAAGGCAGTTGGCTCTTACTACAACCTTGTTATCTCTGTGACTAAGGGGAAAGATGGCCGTGAGTTCCGAAACTATGACCTTGAAGAAGAAGAAGCACAACCGCTGACTGAAGCTGATATTGATGACGATGACCTCCCTTTTTAAGAAATAACAAGTTCTGGGTCATTGATGAAACTGATGAGGAATTTGGTCCTTTCACGACAGTAGAAGAGGCTTATACAGCTATGCTAACATACTTGGATATGACTGAAGCCGAATATCAGTCAAACTATACGGCCCAGGAACTTGTTTATATTTACAAAGAGGAGAAAAAACCATGCCGTCGATGAAAGAATACGCATTACAGTACCAAAAGTTAGGGTTCTCAGTCATTCCAATCAATCCTAAAAACAAGATGCCTTTGATTGATTTTGCTGATAAGCCAGCCATGACTCCATCTGAGATTGAAAACTTTTGGGACGGCTACCCTAATGCAAACATTGCCCTAAAGACTACCAACTTCTTTGTCATTGATATTGACAAACACGGCAAATCGAACGGTTTTGAATCGCTAAAAAAATGGAAACATCTAAATTTAATCGAACCGACACTGCAAGCTAAGACGGCTAGTGGCGGTAAACATCTATTCTACTTCAAACGAGAAGATGAGCCGATCACTCAGATGATTGGATTCTTGCCTGGTGTTGATATTAAGGCTCACGAAAATAATTATGTGTTAGTCGCACCCTCTGCCACAGATAAAGGGCAGTATGAGTGGGATCTGGAAAAGTCTAAGGAAGGTGGCACGATGGTCACTCCTTCAAAAGATTTAATCCAGTCTATAAAAAAACAGTATGGCGAAACTCACGGCTATAAGTATGATGGTAAGGACGGTCTTAGGGATTTAGTTAGACGTTCACATACTAGAGACCGAACACAGACTACAGATCTCTTTGAAACCATCGCCCTTGGTTTTGGTGATGAAGGTGGACGAAATGACAAACTAGCAAAATTCGTAGGTGGTCTCTTATATCGTGCGGTCGACGATGGTGTAGTTGTTCAACTTGCAAGATTAGCAAATGCAAATAGTCCAAACCCTTTGCCTGAAAAGGAAATGATGCGTACTATTGAAAGTATGATTAAAAAAGATAGGAGGTGATTGTGATTGGTAATGTAGTAAGTATTGACTCACAACCTAAGATGATAACGACTGCCAAGGGAGACATCAAGGCCAACAGTCCAAGTAATGTGTTGATGTCTTTCAAAGCTGATGATCAGTTGAGTATTTACCTAAAGCACAACGATTTTTCCCAAGAGCATGAACTCCTTAAAGATATCAAGATCGGCAACACTCTTTTTAAAAAAGGTGAGCTCCCTTCTAACTTTGATTCAGTCGTAAAAGTTTACTTTGAAAGTGTGTTAGGTGTTGCTTTCTCAAACCAAGCGATGCTTGATGGCATGGAGACTTTCTTTTCAGAAAGATCATACAATCCAGTTATTGAGTATATGGAGAGAGCAGCTGAAAAGTGGGACGGCAGAAACCGGATTGACCGCATGCTTCAAGTATATCTCGGCGCTGAAGATATCCCTTTAGTTTCTAAAATCGCTCAAATGTGGCTAGTTGGTGCAGTTGCTAAAGTTTATGATCCATACGTTAAGTTTGACTATGTTCTGGATCTGGTTGGTGGACAAGGAGTTGGGAAAACGTCCCTCCTTCAAAAATTGGGTGGCGAATGGTATACGGATGCCGTAACAGATTTCTCTAATAAAGATAATTACGACATTATGTTAAAGAGTCTAATCGTCAACGATGATGAAATGGTGGCCAGTAATCGGATGAGCTTTGCAGAAACTAAGGCCTTTATTTCTAAAACTAGCCTACGTTATCGTAAACCATACATGAAACGAACAGAAGAATTTGCCAAAAACTTCATTATAGCCAGAACTACTAACCAAACAGAATACCTGAAGGACAAAACCGGAGAACGTCGATTTCTCCCGATTATGGCAGATAGCAGGCAGCAAAAGAAACATCCAATGGAAATCGATCCTGATACAATCGAACAAATTTGGGGCGAAGCCGTTACAATCTATCGTGCTGGTGCTAATTTGATGTTTGATGAAAATACAGAGGATGAATTGAATATCTACCGTGAACAGTTCATGTATCGTGATGAAGTTGAATTACAAGTGCTTGAATATCTTGATATGCCCGTCCCTGAAAATTGGCAAAACTGGTCTATTCAGCAACAACATCAATACACAAGTAAATATTTCGATAATAGTAGCGACTTTGATCCTGGAAGCAAAAAACTAGATAAGGTCTCAACTCGTGAAATGATGTACAACTTATTTATGAGAAATTCGAATGACAGGAAGCTGTCAACGAAGATTAACATGATCATGGATAATCATCCTGATTGGAAAAAAAGTGTTTTCCGGGCAGGAGGTAAAAGTACAAAAGGGTTCGTAAGAGTGAAGAATTCGGAAAAAACTAATCGGTAGCAATTTAAAAATTATCGGTAGTCATCGGTAGCAGTTGAGGGGGTAGATCGGTAGCATTCTACCGATAAAATGAGACATCGGTAGCACATCGGTAGCAGTCTAACCCCTTGATATTACTGACTTTTATTTAATATTTATATATAATGCTACTCTTCTACCTATATTTTTAAAAAAAGTATATAAAATAATAGTAATAATAAAGAAAGCCTATAAAATAGGGATTCTTGAAAAAACTTTTTATTTTTTAGATTTTATCGGTAGCACGGTAGCAGTTTGAAAAAAAGAGGTAAAAATGTCATACACAGTAACACTATATTTTGACAATATGGTAGACGAAACCCACTTTTTTTAAGAAAGAGGGTGATGCTGCAAAATGCAAGGCTCAGCTCGAGAGCAAGTATCGAGGTGATCGAATGTATAAAGTAAAGATGGAGGAGATGGAGTAATGAGTTATGATTTGGAAATCTTAGCGAAAATAGAGAGTGGAGATTATATTTGTATTGCTGAACCTAGATATAGTTCTCCGACCTACAATCTTGGAAAAATGTTTAGGGTGGCTATGGATTGGGATTTCGACCAAGGCACAATTTACAATGTTGCTGATATTTTTGAAAATATTAAACGTGGCATAACTGAATTGGAAAGGCAACCTGAAAAATATGTACAATATGAACCTGCAAATAAATGGGGAACGATCAATGATGCGTTATATGTTTTGAGATCGTTAAGGGACTGTATTTTAGAACAAGATATTGATACGAAATATTTATATGTGAGGTGGTAAATTGAAACGACCAAACAGATACCCGTACACTAAAAATCAATGGGTTGAAGAAACCGTTGATCACTATACTTATAAAAACGATATTTGCTATACAAGTCACATTTTAGAAAATAGACTTACTGGAGAAATTAAGGACAAGGAGTTGAAGTGATGGAAGAGTTAAAGAAAAAAGTTAATGCAGTATACAACTGGACGGTAGAAGACGGGAAGCCGCAACCTCCCAAGCAAAATTTACCACAAGCGGTGAAAGACCGGGCGGACTATTTTTGGGAAATGGCAGAAGATGGTATGACGTTTATGGGAGCGATGGAATGCATCTTCGCTGATGAAAAGCCTACAGACTATGATTTGGGATCTACTAAGGATTGGTTGCCAAAATCTAAGGAGTTTGATGATTGGGTTGGCTATTCGCCAAGCATGGCTCGGGTAATTATTGCAGTTTATTTGATTTATAGAGGAAACTAAGATGAATATTAAGGCATTGATTAAGAAGTATGAAGAATTGTGGAATGAACACAGCCCTTTTTATGAACCTGTACCTTATACTTCAATGGTTGAACTTTTTTTGAAAGAGTTGAAACAACTAGACGAACCCCAAAAAGTCAAAATTCCGCAGTTTGTGGCGGAATATATAGAATTTAAAAAGAAAAACAATTTTCATGTTTACGGTGCAATGAGAGTAATTGAAGATCATTATGATAAGAAAGTTCCTGATTGGTTTTACGAAAATAACATCGAAAAATTCTGTCTTGCTTGGCTTGACGGCTACGAGGTCGAGGAAGAGAAGCGGTATTTGGTGACTTTAAAAAATAGGCAGCCTTTGGTCAAATCGCAATCAGGGAGTACTCTTTATTTTAGTCAAGATATAACAGCTAGGAATTATAAAGGTACTCAAAAAGAACTAGAAGAAGCAAAGTTCGGCTGGGTGTTTGATTGTGAAGGAATTGATATAGAGGAGGTGGAGGAATGATTCCAAAATTTAGAGTGTGGGTAAAAATAGGAAAACGTATGGTTTTTTCAGATGACATTCTTGCTATTGACTACGAAAACAAAGAAATAGTGACACAACAAGTTTATTTTGAGAATGGTTTACCAGACGATAGAGATATCTATTGTTATGATTTTGACGAAATCGAACTCATGCAATCAACAGGACTCAAAGACAAGAACGGCAAGGAGGTATTCATCGGTGACATCGTTAAATGTACAAGAGGATGTCTCCATGAAGTATATTTAGAAAAAGAATACGGTGGCACATTCATAGGTGGAATGCCTGCTGTATACCTAAAAGGATTTGGAGATGGATATGCGTGGACGGAATATGAGGAAATCATCGGCAACATCTACGAAAATCTAGAGTTTTTGGAGGAAAAAGAATGAAACCTTGTAAATATCCATATTCAGGAAGAAGAAAAAAGCAAGAAACACCGTCGCCAATATTTTCTGCACGACCAATTTTTAAAGAAGTTCCAATTGTAGAAGAAGTTAAGGTTGAGTTCGAAGTTGAAGCTAGTACAGGGCGCATATATCCAGAAACGATAATACATTTAGATATTTCTGGGTATGGAAATAGAGTGCATTCAGTATATCTCTTCCCTGGAACCTTACTGAGTGTTGGTGAGTCAATCCAACTAAAAATGCTTTTCTATAGAAGACTTAGAAATTTTACTACAGATCGTTTTTTGACGTTTAGGGAATCTGATTGGAAGTTCTTTATCCGGGACCTGGTCAACGAATTTAAGCATTAAAAAAAGCCAAGACACTCTCTGTCTCAGCAATAATTTCAAACACTATTATTATATCACAAAAAGGAGATAGAGAGTGAACAAGGCTAAAGAGTTACTTGATGAACTACAGAATTTGGATGAAGAGATACAGAGTCGAATAGACGAGCTTGCTAATCTTGAAGCTAGTTTGCTTTCTAGTCCTAAAATGAGAATGGATAAGGTTCAAGGTGGTCAGAAGGTTCGATTAGATGAACGTTACATCGATATTTTTAGCATGCAAGATCCCTTGAAAGAGTACATAAAGCAAGCAACTGCTGAAGCTATCCAGCGCAGAATTGAGCTCAGTAAATTGATTGATAAAATGCCTAAGCCTGCAAGTCGAACAATTCTAAGGATGGTGTATATTCAGAAAGCAAACGTGTATGATATGATTGAATTTTTACGATGCAGCAAGACCACTTTTTACAAAAAGAAGAAAGATGCAATCCGTGAATTGGGTGTTGTAGTTGATAAAAGCGAACTAATGTGAACTAATGTGAACTAGGTTGAAGCGCACTGGTCTAACAATCGTGCTATTATAGTATCATCAAGAATTAAGGGTAAGGCAGTGAGCCTTCCCTGACATGGAGAGTTGGCAGAGTCAGGTTGAATGCGCCCGTTTGCTAGACGGGTGATCGCCTATGTGCGGTCCGTGGGTTCAAATCCCACACTCTCCTTTGAGTGTTTGTGTCCCAGAATGGGGTAGGCAGTAGGCTTAGCATTCATATATCACTCATTAACTCCTATCACTCATTAACTTAAAAATGGTTGCGGAAGCGACTGGACCTCGCATGATTGCGTAGCTAATTATATTCCGGATAAGTTATAAGCTAGAGGGTTTGATTCCCTCAGAGGTTTTAAAGACTACAAAAAATAAAAAAGAAGTCAAAATTTAATACGCACGCAAGGTTGTAGTCGCCTTGCACTTTTAGGGCTTAGCCTAGATAATCTGTGGTAACTCAGGAAAAGGATGTTTTTAAATCTATCAAACATCCTGCCAGCAATGGTCAATCTAAGCAATGTAATCTTAACTATTTCAGTTTTGGAATAGGTAGGCGAAGTTAAAGCAGGAAGATTCCAACGGCAAGGTGCTGAGGAAATGCAAATGTGGCTGTTTGGCTGTGAAACGAGTCTATAAGAGGAAAGAGGTATTTGGTTCGAGGTGCAACAAGAGCTTGATACCATATCTTACAAAAATTGGGTGCCTCCCAAAAGTATGTAAGATGAGTCGATTGTCCGCAAAACAATCGATAACAAGCAGGCGCTGTGCATTTTGTTCTTCAAAAGAGAATGAAACACATGACGATGCGTGTCTGTGATAGATGAAAGATGATTTTTATATTTTAAGGCTATTCAAGATAGAAAAAACTCAAAAAAGCAAAAGTCATCGCCCGTCGTAAACGAAAGTGCACTTCGGCAATTAGATTGCCTGCTCAAGTCTCGCAAGGATGAGAGTAAAGTCAAAGAGTAAAGCAGCTTAGACTTTTAGCGGAGTCTTCGTTAATTGAAAAATGGCTTAGTAGTTTGCGATGTGAGGAGTGATTGGTCTAACCAATCGTGCATGAGTGATACAAGTAGGAATATTTGTGGACAAGATAATAAACTATAAGTTATCAAAAGTCACTCGTTTAAAGCAGTAGTCTCATGCTAGTTAATGGATACATGGTAGACGGATTAAGTCCTGTTTAGGGAATTGAAACGTAGGCAGGTTCGAATCCTGTCGTTCCAATTGCGATTTTAATTCGCAGAGAGAGGTCTTGAAAAGGTCGCACATCGTGTGGCTTTTTTTGATTGTTTGAAAGGTGGTGATGGAAAATTGAATGAAAGACAAAGGCGTTTTGCAGATGAGTACATCATCTCAGGTAATGCTTATCAATCAGCTTTAAGAGCAGGATATAGTGAGAAATATGCCAAAGCAAGATCTTCTGAATTGTTGGATAATGTCGGAATTTCTGATTACATCAAAAATCGAATGGAGGAGTTGCAAGATGAAAAAATCTTAACTCAAAAACAAATACTTGTGATGCTATCAGAAATTGCGTCGGGACAAGCGAAAGAAACAATAGTAGTCACAACAAAAGTAGCTGAGTTGATGACTGATCCCGTGACTGGTAAGTCTGTAAAAGTCTACAATGAAATCCCTCAACTTGTCGAATACCCAACAAAGAACAGCGATAGGAATAAAGCTCTTGAATTGTTAGGTAAACGACATAAGATGTGGACAGACAAAGTAGAGGCAGACGTTTCTGGAACGGTGGTGTTTGCAAATGAGTCAGACATACCAGATTAAGCAAAGTGATATTGTAATCGACCTACCTAAGACAGTAGGAGCTGGGTACGGACAGTTCTGGCGCTCAAGAAATCTTTATCGTGTTGTAAAAGGTTCCCGTGGTTCGAAGAAGTCCAAGACAACCGCTTTGAATTATGTTATCCGTCTTTTGAAGTATCCCTGGGCCAACTTGCTTGTTATTCGTAGATACTCGAATACCAACAAGCAATCAACTTATACGGATTTTAAATGGGCGTGTAATGTGTTGGGTGTGACTCATTTGTTTAAATTCAATGAATCTTTGCCTGAAATAACCATAAAAGCGACTGGTCAAAAAATCCTATTCCGTGGTTTGGATGATGAACTCAAAATTACATCTATTACAGTCGATATCGGTAGTCTTTGTTGGGCATGGTTCGAGGAAGCGTACCAAATCGAGACTGAAGACAAGTTCAGCACGGTTGTTGAGTCTATCCGTGGTAGCTTAGATGTACCTGATTTCTTTAAACAAATCACAGTCACATTTAACCCGTGGAATGAGAGGCACTGGCTCAAACGTGTGTTCTTTGATGAAGAGACTAGCCGAGCTGATACATTCGCTACTACAACCACTTACAAATGCAATGAGTGGCTTGATGAAGTCGATATTAAGCGCTATGAGGACTTGTATCACACAAATCCAAGGCGTGCTAGAATCGTTTGTGATGGTGAATGGGGAGTTGCTGAAGGTTTAATCTATGAGAACGTGACCGTCAAGGATTTCGATAAGGATGAATTGCTACGAGATTCAGCTAATAAGTTATGTATCGGTCTTGACTTTGGTTTTACTCACGATCCAACCGCTTTGTGTTGTTCGTTGATAAATGACACGACGAAAGAGATTTATGTCTTTGATGAGGCGTATAAAGTCGGATTGATAACCAAAGAAGTTGCGAAGATGATAAAAGACAAAGGTTATCATCGCTCACAAATCATTGCTGATAGCGCAGAGTCACGGCTGATTGAAGAGCTCAGGTCAGAACATGGCATATCTAGAATAAAAGAGAGTCGGAAAGGTAAGGATAGTATTATGGCAGGCGTATCAAAATTGCAAGGATACACTATTTATGTGCATCCAGATTGTAAAAACATCATGGATGAATTTTATAGTTACTGCTACCAGCGAGATAAAGAAGGCAACTGGTTGAATAAACCAGAGGATAAAAACAACCACTTGATGGACGCTTTGCGTTACAGCCTTCAATGTATCGAAGGTGGGAAAGCAACCGTCCGCAGACGTTCTGATTATGGTCTATAGAGAGGAAAGACATGTACCAATATTTAACCTATCCACGGGATGGATATGATGAGGGTTCTTTGAAGAAAGACCTGATTTACAAATTGATAACGATACATAGCACTGAAGGCTCGCATTTGAAGAAGCTTAAAAGCTACTATTTGGGTGAGCATGCTATCTTAAAACACACGAGACGCAACGTGAACGCACCGAATTACAAGACGGTAGCCAATCATGCCAAGGATATCGCAGACACGGCTACGGGCTATTTTATGGGCAATCCTATCAAGTATAACAATACTGCTGACGGTGATATCGATGAACTACTTACAGCCTTTGATGGTGCTGAGATTGACCAAGTAGATGCTCAGAATGCTTTGAATATGGCTATCTATGGTCGTGCTTACGAGTACATCTATGCTAAAGAGGGTATGGCTGAGTTGGATTCAACTAGTATTGATCCGGAGAATACTTTCATGGTCTACGATGATAGTATTGAGCGGAAGCCTTTGTTTGCGGTCTATTACTATGAAGTAAAAGACGATACGAAAGACACTACCAAGCACCAGGCTGAGGTCTTTACCGAAAATCTGCACTATCACATGGTGCTGAGAAGTACAGATTCAGGAACAACTCAGAGCGAGGAGGCAACACCTCACAACCTTGGTCAAATCCCAATTATCGAATATCGCAACAATCACTTTGCAATTGGTGACTATGAGCAACAAATTAGCTTGATAGACGCTTATAATTCCTTGATGGGGAATCGTGTCAATGATAAGGAACAGGCTGTAGAGTCTATACTTGTCTTGTATGGCACGCAGTTAGCAGACACTCCAGAAGACGCTAAGGTAGCAATGAAGATTCTTTCTGAAGAAGGTCTTTTGGAATTGCCGGGCGATAGTGCAAGGGCTGAGTTCTTGAAGAATACGCTGGACGAAAGTGCTACTGAAATCTTGCGTACAGCTCTTAAAGAGGACATCTACACATTTAGCCATGTGCCTAATTTGACTGATGAGAATTTCGCAGGGAATACATCAGGCGTAGCCATGGAATTTAAGCTGATGGGCCTTGAGATGATTACTAAGACCAAGGAAGCGAACTATAAGCGAGGATTGCGTCAGCGTATTGCGATTTTTGCTCATTACTTAGGCATGAAGCAGATTGCTTTAGAGTCTCATTCAATCGTTCCACAATTCAGTCGTGGTTTGCCTAAAAACTTGCTGGAAATCTCTCAGATTGTGAACAATTTGGAAGGTAAAGTGACCAATAGGCAGCTTATTTCTCTCTTGCCGTTTGTGGAAGACCCTGACGCTGAACTGGAAGCCTTGGAAGAAGAAAAAAGAAGAACATGGAAGACATGCCGATGTTTAACCAAGACAACACGAAACCCGAAGATGAGGTAGAGGATGAAGAATCAGGAGTATTGGGCGAAGAGGAAAGCCAATCTGATTTACCAGCAGATGGACAAGGCCGAAAAGCAGGCAGACCAGTTCGATAAGGTCTATCAGGAAGCCAAGACTTACTTGGATAAGGAAGTCAATAAGATTTTTGATAAGTTCCAACGTGATTATGGTCTAAGTCAGGTAGAAGCTAGACAAGTATTGAAGAACATGAAAGACAAGAAAAATCTGAATGAACTTCGTAAAGTACTTGAAGCGAGACCGAATGACCCGAACATCCAAAGATTACTAGCTGACTTAGACAGCCCAGCTTATTCTTTCCGTATGAAGCGCCTAGAGCGTTTGAGCGACGATTTAGACCGTATGCGTGAATCTATCTATCATTCAGAGAAGACAGGCTCAGACGCCTTTTATAGCGACTTGATGAAGGATAGTTACTACAAGGCTACCTTTGACCTGCAGCAGCAGACAGGACTAGCATACGGCTTTTCTGGGCTTCCTGAGAGCGAGATTAAACATCTACAGTCTTTCAGTTGGGTAGGTGACGGAAGTACCTACTCTACAGACATCTGGAAGAATACGGGGAAGCTTACTTCTAGCATAAAAGATGAACTACTTATGAGCCTCATGACAGGCCGAGATACACGAGAAACTGCACAAGCAATTGCTGAGAGGTTCAATGTAGGTCAGAACGATGCAAGACGTTTGGTTCGGACAGAATCAGCCTTTTTTCATAACCAAATGGAACTACTCAGCTATGAAGAAGCAGACATAGAAAAGTATATCTTTGCGGCCGTCTTAGACAAGCGTACATCACGGATTTGTCAGGAGCATGACAATCAGGTCTATGATAGGGACAAGGCTGTCCCTGGCGTCAATTGTCCGCCTATGCACCCTTGGTGTAGGTCTACTACTGTCGGATACGATGAGGACGCAGATTACAGCAAGTTGAAGCGCAGAGCAAGGAATCCAGAGACAGGGAAGACCGAGCTAGTACCTGCTGATATGACTTATAAAGAGTGGTATAGCAAGTATGTTGCGAAAGACGGGGAAAAGGTGTATAATCAAGATACAAGAGAAGCCAAGGCGAAATTTTATAGCGAACAACTATTGTCCAAAATTTCAGGAGTTGAGCCAAAAATTACAAGTGATATGCAACGTATCGCAGGAGAAAACAAATTGGCAGGTCTTGAATTTAGGAAGAAAACAGTTGAGTCATTATCACGTAAAATTATTGTAGATAGCCTAGTTGAAAATATAAGTTTGTCAAAAGCCGTGAGTAAGATCAATGACGCCTTAAGGTACACAACTATTTTCGATTCCGATACTTTTACAGAAGAGTATTTGAAGATGAAACAGAAGCTTATCGCAGAAGGTTATAAAATTGTAAAAGTAAAAAACACTTGGCCAGTAGATGGACCATACAAAGGTGTGAATACAGTCGTTGAAAAAGATGGTATCAACTTTGAAATGCAGTATCATACTCAGGAAAGTTTCGACTTAAAAAATGGTTCATTACATGAACTCTATGAGAAGTATCGTGATACGAATACATCTGATCTAGAACGCATGAAATTATTTAAGGAAATGCTTGATTTAAGCAATGGGCTTGAGATTCCTAAAAATATAGAGAGGGTGAAGTGATATGAAAGATATTAAATACTACCGCACAACGACGAACAATGCTCAAGTACTTCGTTTGATTGATGGTGTCATGCAAGTTTTTGACATTGAAAAAAAGTGGGTTAATAGCATGGATTGGTTTAATAAAATCTTTTTTAATGACTTTACGGATTTTGAAGAAATTTCAGAAAATGATGCATTTACTTATATTGACAGGATGGTAGCGGCATGATTGATATTGCCTTGGCTATCGCTAAAAAAGCACATGCAGGGCAGGTAGATAAAGCGGGTGTTGATTACATACAGCATCCTCTCTATGTGGCCAGTCAAGTCAACACTGAACAAGAAAAAGCTGTCGCTCTTTTACATGATGTGATTGAGGATAGCGATATAACTGCTGCCGATTTATTCGCGTCTGGCTTGTCAAATGAAGTTGTTACAGCGGTACAAATTTTGACAAAGAAAAAAGGTCAAAGTTATCAAGAATATCTTGGGAAAGTAAAATCAAATAATTTAGCAAGAGTTGTAAAACTTGCAGATTTGAAACATAACTCAGATTTATCACGTTTGAAATCTGTTACCAATACAGACTACGAGCGTGTTAAAAAATATAAAAATGCAATTTATTACTTAAGCACCTAGAGAAATCTAAGTGCTTTTTTCGTGCTCAGAAAGGAGAATCTGATGAATAAGTACAAAAAGTTGATAGAATTGATTGAAAATAACGGTCTTGAGATACAATCTAAGAAATGTTATGATCCACAGAGTGCTTGGCATGGTGAGGAGTTATGGATTGTTGATAAGAAAAACAAATAAAATTTTTGATTTATCAGGTAACGGTTACTGTTTTCATGACGCTAAAGTTGAGGAAGCCATTGAAGAAGTTGAGAAGTATCTATTATTGAAAAAGATGGATACGTTTGATGATTTCAAAAAATGGGTGGAAAAGAATGCTAAGCCTAAAAAATGATGCTTAGAAAGGAGTAAAGACATGTTTATATGGGATTGGGTATCAATCGCCTTTGGGTGGTTGGTATTTTTGTTGTTAATATTTATTATTATGGCCGTAATCAGCGGAATAATTAAAGGTGTAAAGAAAGGAACAGAAAAATGGAAGAATGGAAAGAAAGATTTAAAAAAGAATACTACGAATTGAAAGAACGATTCCAGAAGTTAGATATGATGATTGGGAAATACGAAAAAGGGCAACTAGAGTTTGAATCTAAATGTCCGATTGATTTGTTAAAAGGTCAGCGTTCAACCATGTGGAATTATTTAAGAATTCTAGAACAACGTGCAAAAATTGAAGAAATTAAACTATAAAAATTAACCGCATCGAAATCGAGGCGGTTTTCTTATGCTCTAACCGTATGGAATCCCGTACGGTTTTTATATTGTCCAAACTGTGCCGATGACATTAAAAGCTGTACTGTTCCGTCGCCGGACGTAAAGCGAGATTATCGAGTGGCGACGTAATCGCTGGAGGACAATTATGTCAGAAGAAATCAATGCAACTGTATCTACTGAATCAACTGAGACTGTCGACACTCAAGAAAATGTTGATACAGTGCAGGAAGAAAAGCACGAACGAACTTTCACTCGTGCTGAAATCGGTAAGATGCTATCTGCCGAGCGCTCTAAATGGGAAGCTGAGCAAGAAGCCAAGGAAAACGAAGCTAAGAAGCTTGCTAAGATGAACGCTGATGAAAAACAGAAATATCAGTTGGATCAGCGTGAGCAAGAACTAGCTGACCGTGAAAAGGCTATTGCTCGTAAGGAATTGACCGCAGAGGCTAAAGCAATGCTAAGTGAACGTGACTTACCTGTTGAGTTAGTAAATGTAGTCGATTTGACAAACGCAGAGACGGTATCTGAATCTATCACCTCTATCCAAAAAGCATGGGAAGAGTCAGTTCAGAAGGGAGTCTCTGAACGTATGAAAGGTAGTGCACCTATCAAAAATGCACAAACAGTCCAGCAAGAAGTCACGGAAAAATGGCGTAAAGACTTCTTGTAATAAAAGAAAAGAGGAAAAATAAATGGCATTTGAAGAATTAAACACAGCAGAATCACGCAAGAAACATCTTGGGATTATTGAGGATGTACTTGCAGTAAATTCATATTCAACACCACTTGTGACATCAAGCGATGCAGTAACCTTGCAAGGTCGCTCTTTTACAGTAGCAACTGGTAACACAACAGAGTTGAAAGACTACAAACGTAACAAAGACAACGAATTTGATCACGTTGAAGTTGAAGAAAAGGTTTATACCCTTGATGAAGAAAAATACTGGGGTCGTTTCGTAGATCAATTGGACGAACGTGACTCTAATGGTCAAGTGAATATCAATTATGTTATTGCCCGTCAGGCTGCAGAAGTAGTCGCTCCATATCTTGATGAACTACGTTTTGGTGCAGCACTTGGAAACGTAAGTGACAATGTTGCCATGGGTAAAACAGCAGGAGCGAACAACGCTTATAATGCGGTTCTTGATGTGTCTGAGAAACTTGATGAGCTTGGAATTACAAAAGAACGCTTGCTCTTCGTCACTCCAAGTTTCTACAAAGCGATCAAGTCTGAAATCGTTCGTCTACCACATGGTGACGCAGATAAGAAAGTCCTTGGAAAAGGATATGTTGGTGAATTGGATGATTACACAGTCTATAAGGTTCCTTCTAAATTCCTGAAAGGTGTTAATGCCCTTGCTAGTGCCCCTGGTGTCGTTACATCACCAATTCAAATTGACAATACCAAGTACAATGACAACGTACCTGGTCGTTTTGGTGAATTGGTAGAACAATTGCTCTACACTGGAGCTTATGTGCTTGAACACTTCCAAAAGTACATCATCACAATTGCAGACTCTAAGCCTGCTGCTAAAAAATCAGCTCAAGGCAAAACAGTAAACCGTGCTAAAGCGTGGAAGACTGGAACAGCCTATAAAGAAGGTGATACAGTAACGCATGAAGATAAAGTCTATGTTGCTATCAAAGACATCACTAGCTCAACCAATGCACCAGGTTCTGACTCAGCTAACTGGAAAGAAAAAACTGGTAAGAAATAGGTCTTAGTTATGAAATTTAAAATCAAACAAGATTTCTATGATTGGGAATCAAATGTGAAACGACTGGCAGGAGAGGAACTTGAGATTACTGAGGAGCGCTATGCCGAGCTGGCTGACAATTTTGCCAGCAATGGTGTCGCTATCTCAGATGTTCTTGAGGAAATCCTCCCTGAACCTGAGTTTTTAGAAGAGGATTAATATGTCTATAGAGTTGCTGAAGAAAATGACAGGCGAAGAAGATACTCAGCTTCTCATGTTGCTCCAAACGAGGGCTACAAATCTTATCTTGTCAGAGACTAATCGAACATCTTTGACACCTGCTTTAAGTCTCTTAATACCTGAGGTTGCTATCGAACTCCACAATCGCTCAGGAGCGGAAGGAGAGCATTCTAGAACCGAAGGTGGTATAGCAGTAGTCTACGGAGAAAACGGCCTGTCTACGGGCCTTTTACAGCGTATACGTATGCATAGACTAGCAAGGGTGGCAGGCCATGTTTTTGAAGCAGAGTAGACTGAAACCTTATCCAATGCGACGGTTTGAAAAGACTGTCACTGAGGAAGGTGTCGCAAAAGAAGGATATGTCAAGGAAGCTGAGACAATCCGTCTTGAGTTGTGGCCAGCTAGTAGTAAACTACAGTCTGAATTGTATGGCGAGCGTGTCAATGATATTTTGAACGCAAATGCCAATAAGTCAGCTACTATCAAAGTGAAAGATGGTGTGTGTATCGATAGCCAGACGGAAGTGACTCACAGGGTTATTTCTAAAAAGGTCTACACACATCATCAAGTTTTGGAATTAGAGCGTGTCAAAGCTACTAGGGGCAGATAGGCTTATAGCTAAATGTAGACGATTGGCTAGCAAAAAAACTGGCGAGGATATCGTCTTACGTGCGGTACACAATGCTGCTATAAAAGTTGTCCAAGCTGATGCAAGAAGACTCGCACCAGCGAGAGATGGAGAGCTTATAATTAGTATCAAAACTAGAGCAAAAATGGACGGAGATAGGGCTATAGGTGAAGTTTACACTAATCTAAAATATGCTCCTTACGTTGAATTCGGAACAGGACCAATAGGACAAGCTAACCATTCGGGTATCTCTCCAGAGGTCAGCGTGACTTACAAGTCTAATCCTTGGTATGTGCATGAAGACCAAATCAATGTAGGACCGTACCACTTTCAAAAGATTGGGGAGTTCTACAAGATGTATGGTCAACCTGCTCAGCCTTATCTTTATCCAGCTTTGAGAGACAATCAAGGGCGTGTGTCTAAGAATATTTCGAATTATGTCCGTAGAAAGATAAGAGAACAAATAAAATGATTAATATCAAGCCTGTTATTTATAAAGAATTGCAAAAGGTTGCAGATAATGTGACTGATACCTACCCTAGCGATTGGGAGACTTTCCCAGTCGTTATTTTTTTAGAAGAACAAAACAAGCCGGGTGATTGGTTTGATGACCAGGAACAAAAATCATCTATCCGCTATAAGGTGGATATCTTTGATGATACCAGCACTAGTGAGTTAGCTGTTAAAATCAATCAGATTTTTGAGTCTTTAGGTTTGCGAAGAACTGACTGCCAAGACGTGCCAGACCCGTCTCATTTGAGACATAAGGTCATGCGTTTTGAAGGTGTCGTTGATTTAGACTCAGAGCTTGTTTTTCAATTTAGAATGGAGAATTAAACATGTTAGCAAATGGAATTACGCTTTCTTATAGCAAAACAAAAGGTAGCTATACTAAGCTTGTTGGGTTGAAAGAAGTACCAGAGTTTGGTATTGAGCCTGAAAAAGTAGAGAACACTACTCTTGAAGATAAAGTTAAGAAGTATGAGTTCGGTATTGGAGACGCAGGGGAATTGGAATATAAATTCTCTTACAAAAATGATAGCGCAACTGCTCCTTACCGTGTATTGCGTAAGGCAGCAGACGACAAGGAAAAACTCTACTTCGAACAAGCTTATCCAGACGGTACTAAGGTCACATTTGAAGGTCAAGTGTCCGTTAAATTGGGCGGTGGCGGTGTCAATGCCGTTATCGAGTTCACACTTAAGATTGCCTTGCAGTCTGAATTGACATTCGTTGATGGAATTGGAGGTTAATTAAATGGCATTAAAATACACGACTTGGAAAGTTACTGATGAAAAAGAGTTGAAGCTACGTTTGACATCTCATCAAGCTGCAACTGTGGAAGAAAAAATCGGCATGAACTTGCTGAAGATTTTCATGCCTGAAGCTGGCGAAGAGTTCACTTTACCGCCTTTGAAAGTTATGTTGTTGTTAGTTCACGGAGCCTTGCAGCAGTATGAACATGGGTATTCTCTTGAGGATGTCTATGATTTATACGATGAATACGTGGACAATGGCGGAGACCAAACAACCTTCATGACAGAGGTGTTGATGCCACTCTTTGAAGTATCGGGTTTTACTCCACGAGGAAGCAAGGACAAGAAAACTTCCAAGAAGAAAATGACAGTAGACAAGTAATCTTAACGGTAACTCAGATTATTGAGAGGCTTTATCCTATGTTTTTGGACATCGGGGGCAAGCCTCTTGATTTTTGGGATTTGACGGTGCTTGAAATCAGGGAAATGATAGAAAGCTACAACCGTGTCAAAATCCAAGAGCGTAAAGAGAAGATTATTGACTCGTACATACTTTCGCGAATGATAACTAATCATGTTTCCTTATTACTGTCCAATGACGCTAAGGTTGTTGAGCTTTGGGAATATGCGCCTGAGTTGTTTGTAGAAGAACAGCAAGCAGTAGAACAGGAACGACAGAGACAAGCGCTTTTGTTGCATAAGGAACGGATGCGTGATTTTGCAGAGAGACATAATCGAAAAAGGAAGGAGGAAGTAAATGGCAACTCTTGATGAATTGAAGGTCATGATTGACGCTGAGATAGCGCCTTTCAGGAAGAAGATGAAAGAAGTCGAGAATCAGGTCAAAGGAACATCTGACCAAGTGAAAAATGCCACTGCCAAAGTTCGTGAACAGTCGAACTCAATCGGTAGTGCGTTTGGTAAGCTGGCTAAGTTCGCTGGTTTTGCAATCCTTGGTAAGAAATTACTTGATGTTGGGATGTATTCAACGCAGACGGCTCTTGAAGTATCAGCGTCTATGAACCAAATCAAGCGACAGATGGGCGAGAGTTCGCAATCTTTCTTAAAATGGGTTAACGATAACGCCAACGCTATGAATATGGGGGTGGGTGAGGCTACTAACTACGGTGCGGTCTACTCAAACTTATTTTCTGGGTTTATCAAAGATACCAACAAGCTAAGCGCCTATACCGCTAAGATGTTGCAGACATCGGCAGTGGTTGCTGAAGGTTCAGGGCGCACGATTACAGACGTTATGGAGCGGATTCGCTCAGGTTTGCTAGGGAACACCGAAGCAATTGAGGACCTAGGAATCAACGTCAATGTGGCTATGATTGAGTCTACTGAAGCCTTTAAGAAGTTCGCAAACGGACAGAGCTGGCAACAGTTGGATTACCAAACCCAGCAACAAATCCGCCTTATGGCTATTCTGGAACAGGCTACAGCCAAGTATGGGAATACCTTGTCTAATTCTGTAAATGGTCGTATCAGCCTATTTAAGTCGCTGATGAAGGACGCAGCATTGAACCTTGGTAACTCTATGTTACCGATTATCAATGCCATTATGCCTGTCTTGAACTCTTTTGCGATGGTCTTGAAGAACGTTACTGCTAAACTCGCTGAGTTTATCGCTTTGATGTTCAACAAGAAAGCAACAGTGAAAGATGGTGTTGGTGGAGCAGTTGGAGACATGGGTAACGCCATGAAAGACGCTGCAGGCGGAGCAGGAGACCTTGCTGATGCAGTAGACGACGCTGGAGATTCAGCAGGAGGACTTGCTGACAATCTTGGAGACTCCGCCAAAAACGCTAAGAAAGCTGCTAAAGAGTTGCTAGGTCTTTTGGGATTTGATGAGATTAACATCTTGCAAAAACCAAAAGATGACGACGCAGGCGGTTCTGGAGGCGGTGGCAAAGGTGGTAAAGGAAAGGGAGGCGGTGGCGGACCTTTCAAAGACATCTTGCCAGAAGTCGAGTTGACCGACATGGACAACAAATTCAAGAGCATTTTTGATGGTCTTGGAGATAAGCTCAAAGGGTTGTTTGACCTCTTCAAGAAAGGTTTTGATGCAGCATTTAGACCAGAAGGTATAAAACGCATTAAGACTGCCTTAGACCAAATAGCTAAGACAATGGGAGAAATCGCCACTGACCCAAGGGTTGTGAATGCCTTTAACCGAATGGCTGAGAAAATTGCTTATGCTTTAGGGCAAGTGACAGGCTCAATAACCACTATCGGGCTAGGTATCGGTGTTTTCCTTGCCGAAAGTATTGCAAATGGCCTTGGAAGGCAAAAAGAACGCATTATCAGGGCGCTAGTCGCTTTGTTTGATAATGTTGGTAACCTTTCCGAGGCAGTAGGAAACATAGCTCAGGACTTTTCTAGTGCTTTCTACGACGTCATTACCTCAACTGGTGCGGTTCGTATCGGTAGCGCTATTGTGTCAACTCTGTTGAGTTTGACATCTACCATTGTTGAAGTTGGTAGTAAATTAGCAGGAAGTTTGTTTAAAGGTTTTGAAAAAGTCGTTGTGACAAGCGCTCCTAAAATTTCATCAGTCTTCCAAAGTTTATTAGATACTGTTGCGCCTGTATTTGAGAGCATTGAAAGGTCTGTTAACAAATTTGGCGATGGCTTAAGTCGTGTTTATGATGAACATGTAGTCCCTGCTATTAACTCTATTGCTAATGCTTTTAATGGGCTAATTGACATTATTCAGATTCTCTGGGAGAATTCCTGGCAACCTTTTGCTGAGTTTTTATCAGGAGTATTCGGTGTTAGTATTGAAGGAATTTCAGATTTATTAGGAGGTGGCCTTTTAGCCACTTTGGGACTATTGGCGGATGCTATTAAGTTAGTGGCAGATGGTTTCACCGTTTTTTCTGACTGGTGTAAAGAAAACAAAGAACCTATCGTAGCTTTGATAACAACTTGGCAAACGATTAATTTCTTATCATGGGCAGAACAAGCTGGAGGACTTGCAGGAGCATTCAGCTTGTTAGGTAGTAAGGTCTCTTTGATTGTTGGAGGGATTAAGAATCTAGGTCTTGCTATTAAAGCATTGACATTTGATAAGTTGGTCAGTTTTGGTGAAACAATCTATTTGAACACCTTATATGCAAAAGATTTTGTGGTCAATTCAGGTAAAACAATTGCACAGCTAGGAAAAACTGCTTTAGAACTTGGTAAATCAGCTCTAGCATGGACTGCTCATGCAGCGAAAATGGGATTAGCAACCGCGGCGGAATTTGCACATTCTGTTGCAACAGGAGTCGCTACAGCTGCAACATGGGCTTTTAATGCAGCGTTAGCAGTTTTGACAAGTCCAATAACATGGATTATTGCAGCAATCGCAGCCTTAATTGCTATCGGTGTTTTGCTCTATCAAAACTGGGACACTGTTGTTGAGTTTGCTAAAACTGCATGGCAAGGACTATGTGATTTTATCAGTGGTATTTGTCAAGCGATTGGCGAATTTTTCAGCGGTCTATGGACGAAACTACAAGAAATCTTTGAGCCGATAGGTCAATGGTTTGGCGAGAAATTCCAGCAAGCATGGGACGCCATTGTAAACATATTCTCTGGCATCGGAGAGTGGTTCTCTGGTGTATTCCAAGGTGCATGGGACGCTATCGTTAATATCTTCACACCAATCGGCTCATGGTTCGGACAACGTTGGGCAGATGTGACTAGTGCGTTGGCTAATATCGGGGCATGGTTTACTGACATGTTCCAAAAAGCATGGACTGGCTTAACAAACATCTTTAGCAAACTAGGTTCTTGGTTTGGCGAGAGATGGAACGATGTTACAAGTGCACTTTCCAAAGTAGCAAGCTGGTTTGGCGATATATTCGGAAAAGCTTTTGACGCTGTTAAAAATGCCTTTAGCTCTATCGGAGACTTCTTTAAAGGCGTTTGGGATACTGTCAAAAGTATCTTCGTTAATGCTGGTCAGATGGTCGGCGAGGCAGTAGGTGGAGCGTTTAAGAGTGCGGTTAATGCGGTTCTTGGAACGATTGAAAATGTAGTCAATGGCTTCATCGGAATGATTAATGGAGTTTTAGGCGTTGTCAGAAACTTACCTGGTCTAGGATGGGTTGGTAGTGTAAGTACAGTTAGCCTCCCTCGTCTTGCCCGTGGTGGTATCGTCGATAGTCCAACAATCGCCATGATTGGTGAAGCTGGTAAAGAGGCGGTCGTACCACTTGAAAATACAGGATTTATCCAAACACTTGGACGAGTAGTCAGCAGTGCGGTAGTAAATGCCATGGCTGGTGTTAGTCCACAAGGTGGATTCTCTGGCGACGGCGACATCGTTATCCAAATCGCAGGCCATGAGTTCGGTCGGGTAGCAATCCAAGAAATCAACAAGGAGCATGAACGAGCAGGTCAAACCTTGCTCAAGATTTAGGAGGTTAAATGGCACAATTGACAATCAATGGGGTGGCTGTGAAGCCTCCCAAATCTTTTCAAGTCGGTATTCAAGATATCGATGGAGAGACAGGGCGTAATGCCAATGGCGACATGATGCGTGACCGTATCACGACCAAACGCAAACTAGACTGTGAATGGGGTATGATGACTCAGGGAGAAATAAGTCAGCTTTTACATGCTGTATCATCTAAATTTTTTGAGGTATCTTATCCAGACCCCATGGATGGCCAAGTCACAAAGACTTTCTATGTCGGTGATAGGACAGCTCCTAGCTATACCTTTACTGAGAAGTTTAAACCTTGGTCTGGCGCTAAATTTAATCTGGTAGAGAGGTAAGAAAATGGACGCTTTAACTAGACGACAATTTGACAGAGCCATGTTTGCCAAGGAAAGGACGCTGGCTATTCGTGTTGGTGATTATGCTTCACGGGATATCAAAGAGGCTAGTTTTGAGTATGGCTACATTAAGGGCGATACTTATAAGCCTGGTGGAACCTGCGCTGGTAGCGGTAAAATTACCTTTACCAGTATCATTACCACGTTCAATAAGCTGGATACCCTGCACCCTGAGATTGGTCTACTGGTTGGGGATACCTATCAGTGGGTCAAGATGGGGGAATACTTCATAAACGATATTGAAATTGACCGAAACCGCAACACAACTACGTTTGAGCTTATGGACGGTATGTTTAAACTTAATCGTGAGTACGTGACGGACTTGCATTTCCCAGCTGAAGTACGAGAGGTTATTCAGGAAATCTGCCTGAAAACAGGCATTGAGTTAGCGAATGACTATTTCGGAATCAGCGCTATGCGTTACCATATCGAGCAAGTTCCTGAAGGTAAGAAACTTTCGTTCAGGGATATGCTGAGCGCTATGACTCAGATGATTGGGATGTCTTGTTTCTTCAACAGAGAAGGCAAGATGGAAATCCGTGATTTGACTGAGTCCAATATCACGATCAACGCTGACAGTTACTTCTTGCATGGCTTGACCAAGAGTGAGATTGAGTATCAGATAGCTGGTATCACTTGTAAGACGGACAAGAAGTCTCTGACAGTCGGTATGAAGACAGGTCGGTCTTTGGAACTGGACAATGTCTTTATGACTCAGAGCGCTTTAAATGACTTGTATTACAAACTGAAAAACCTAACTTACTATCCGTATAATCTCAACTACCAAGGACATTTGTTACTTGAGGTTGGGCAGTGGGTAACCATTCAGACCAATAAGAAAGAGACCTTTAAAGTTCCTGTGTTAAGTCAGAGCTTTACTTTTAAAGGTGGTCTGAGAGGGCGTATCAGCGCAGATAGTAAGGCTGGAAACGATACTCAGTATTCTTACGAGGGTACGATTACCAAGCATATTAAGCAACAAGGTGGCATTGAAGCGAAAATCCAAGCGCAGATTGAAGCAACAGATAAAGATTTTGACCAAAAGGTCGACAAAATCAAAAAAGACTTTAACGATCAAGTAGAACTGGCCAAAGCCAGAGCTGAAGAAGTCAAGAGAGAACTGTCTGACACTATCAATCAGCGCTTTAATAGCTTTGACAACGGGCCATTGAAAGAAACTAAGCGCAAGGCTGAGGAAGCTTTGCGAAATGCTGGTGCAAGTACCCTGCTTGCACAGGAAGCTAAGCGGATTGGGCTGGATTCTGTTGCTAGACTTGAAGCGTTTAAGTCGCAGACTACGAGCGCACAAACGGCTCTGTCGGGTAACTTGGACGCTCTGAAACGGACTATCGCAAACGATATTCGACCGAAGCAAGCACAGGCTGAAGCTGAGATTGCCAAGCAAGTTGAAGCACTTAGCCGGACTAAGAATGAACTGGCTGGCGCAAGTAACCTACTTGCACAGGAAGCTAAGCGGATTGAGCTGGATTCTGTTGCTAGACTTGAAGCGTTTAAGTCGCAGACTACGAGCGCACAAACGGCTCTGTCGGGTGACTTGGATGTTCTAAAACGAACTATCGCAAACGATATTCGACCGAAGCAAGCACAGGCTGAAACTGAGATTGCCAAGCAAGCTGAAGCACTTAGCCGGACTAAGAATGAGCTGTCTGGCGTGAAGTCAGCGCAAGCGACGTATGAGGAGACGACGACTCGTAGACTGTCAGAACTGACCAACTTGGCCAATGGTAAAGCCAGCAAGTCAGAACTCACGCAGACAGCTGAGGAGCTCTCTAGTAAGATAGCGAGTGTGCAGGCATCCGGTCGAAATCTATTCTTGAACTCACTATTCAAGCAGGATATTCCAAAAACAGGAATTTGGACAACGAGTACATATACGGCTACTATCGATAGCGAAAGTAAGTATCTTGGACATAAGGCTCTTAAAATTATAGGTCTGAATCCATCTGGCCGTGATGGAGGTAATCCCAAGGTTACTTATCCAGCTCTGGGTCAATTCGGGAAAGTAATTCCCGGAAGTACGACTAATCAAGATGTAACCATTAGTTTTTATGCTAAGGCAAATAAAAATGGAATAATGCTGAGATCTCGATTAGGGAATATCGGATATAAAACTGGAAATGTGACATTGTCGACAGAAATTAAACGATATGTTGTCCATATTCCAAAAGGTTGGACAAACGAATCCAAGCAGACCACAAATGAATGGTTGTTCAATTTCAACCAGGAAGGAACCGTTTGGATTTGGATGCCGAAGTTTGAAATAAGCGATGTAGATACTTCTTATTCAGAAGCTCCTGAAGATATAGAAGGTCAGATTTCAACAGTAGAATCGACCTTCAAACAACGAGCCAACTCGCTCGACGCTGGTGTAAGAAGCTTGACTGAAGGGCTTAGAACCAAAGTAGATATCAGCGCACTCAATGTGACTGCTGAAAATATCCGGCAATCTGTGAAGAGTCTTGAGACAGACACGCAGAACAAACTAAATCAGAAGTTGAGTCAGGCTGAATTTGAGGTGCGAGCTGGCTCTATCCGTCAGGAAATCCTGAACGCAACCAAGGACAAGGCAGATAAGACTTTAGTTGTATCTGAAGCCGGGAAATTGCGTGAAGAATTTTCAAAAATGAAGGTGGGAGGCCGGAATCTATGGATAAAATCCAAGACGGTTGGAGCTGTAATTGAAAAATTACCTGAAAACCACGTCACAGGTCAAAAAGAATGCTATAGGCTAGAGAACAACTCTACTTTAACGTTCAACCTTGAACCAGATTTCAGCTCAAGGTTGTATCAAAAAGTTACTTTTAGCGCTTGGATCAAGTACGAAAATGTAGTCCAAGGTCGAAATTTTTGGAATGTATTTAATTGCTTCAAACATTATCTTTTTAGAAAAAATAGTGAGACCGGAGTACAGAGTGGTCCAGATTATGCTACGCTTGGTATGTATAAAGGTTCGGCAGATTGGAAATATATTACATTCACTTATGACTACTCTGAAAAAACAAATTTTGATCAATTGAAGACATCATTGCGATTCAATCTTGAAGGTGCTACAAGCGGTACAGCTTGGGTAACAGGAATCAAGGTTGAAATCGGTAGTGTGGCGACGGATTGGAGCCCTGCGCCTGAGGACGCTGATGGTCTCATCACTGAGGCTAAGGCTACCTTTGAGCGGACAGCTCAGGGCTTGCGAACCGACTTATCAGCTATTCAGGAATATGTAAATAAAGACGGTCAGCGACAGGAAGCCCTACAGCGCTATACTCGTGAGGAGAGCACGAGACAAGCGACAGCAGTCCGTGAGCTGGTCAATCGTGATTTCGTTGGTAAGGTTACTTATCAAGAAGATGTTAAGGGTATCAATCAGAGGATTGAAGCTGTTAAAACTAGTGCGAATAAAGACATCGCTAGTCAAATCGCTAGCTATCGTCAATCTGTAGATGGTAAGTTCACGGATATTTCAAGTCAGATAACTACTTATAAGCAAGATGTGGGCGGTCAAATCAGTGGCCTTTCAAATAGACTTACAAGCAGTGAACAAGGAACCACTACTCAGATTTCAAATCTTTCAAATCGGATAAACAGTAACAAACAAGGCACAGATAATCAGATTTCAAATTTAAAGACTCAGGTCGCTACAAACAAGGATAATGCTGAACGACAAATGGGTAGAATATCTGATCAGGTTTCTGCAAACAAAGCGAATGCTGATAGTCAATTTGCGAATGTGACCAATCAACTAGTGCGAAAAGTAGAGACTACTGACTTCCAGCGTGTTAAGGAAACCAGTAAACTTTACGAGCGGATTTTGGGCAATACTGAAAATGGAATTGCGGATAAGGTTGCTCGCATGGCTCTGACCAATCAACTATTTCAGGTTGAGGTTGGGAAATATAGTGTAAGCGGCCCTAACCTCATTAAGAATAGTGATTTTAAAAATGCTACGAATGAATGGGGCTCAACTCAAAATTTAGGAAGATTGGTTAAGCATAGCTTTTATCACAACGGGCAGAAAGACCTTATGCGTTTAAGTAATGCAACTAAAAACGAAAACTTTTTGTATAGTCACCGTTTTAATCTTGAACGAAATACTGACTATGTACTGAATTTTAGAGGATTTAACAACAGTGCTCTAGCAAGCTATGATGTTTATATTTTGGGACGAAGAGCAGGCGAGAGCGATGGATTCACAATCGTTAAGAAAGTTGTTAGCAGCAAGAAACTATCTACCTCTAGATGCGAAGATGTCTCAGTAACTTTTAATTCCGGAGAAATGGATAATGCTTACATTCGTTTTGATAACAATGGCTCATCATCAGGAACAGCTGATTTGTATATTACAGAAGTTGACTTGTACAAAGGTTATAAACCTAGAACATGGCAACCACATCCAGAAGATGCAGTCGCAGATGCGAATAAGAAGCTTGAAGCAACGCAAACAAAAATGACTCAACTAGCTGGCTCATGGGTAGTTGAAAACATCAACTCGGCTGGAGATATCATCTCTGGAATCAATCTTGGCGCCAATGGACATAACCGCTTAGTTGGGAAATTGACCCACATCACTGGAGAGACCCTGATTGACAGAGCAGTCATCAAGTCTGCCATGGTTGATAAGCTCAAAACGGCCAATTTTGAAGCTGGTTCGGTCACGACTACGATATTAGAAGCTGAAGCGGTAACTGCTGAGAAGTTGAAAGTTGACGATGCGCTTATTAGAAAATTAACTGCAAAAGATGCTTTTATTGACCGACTGACATCTAAACGTATCTTCTCTACTAAGGTTGAGTCCGTCATTTCTAGCTCAACCTTCCTAGAAGCCTATCAAGGCCGAATTGGTGGATTCACACTTGGTCAATTTGACCAGGGTGGCGGTCGCTGGATTTCAGGTGTCAATCAGTTCTCTGTTGGTATGGGGAATGGTGCCGGGCATGGAGTCCGGACAGCCTTCTGGGCGAACTGGGGAAATAATTGGAACTATGCCGGACCTAAAGCATGGAACGTCAATACTGATGGGAAAATGTACTGTAGGAATGAAGTCGGTTTTTATGATCAAGTGGATTTTTCGAATTCATCGAGAGCAAACTTCTATGGGAATACTACTTTTTCTCGTTCTCCTGTGTTTTCAAATGGTATCGAACTTGGAAGTAAAGATGTGCTTGGTGATGGTTGGAATCCCAAAGGCGGAAGGAATGCGGTTGTTTGGTGGAATCAGGTCGGTAGCGGTAGCTTGAAGTATTGGATGGAACAAAAATCAGATAGACGCTTAAAAGAGAACATCACAGATACAGCTGTGAAAGCCTTGGACAAAATCAACAGATTAAGAATGGTTGCATTTGATTTCATCGAAAATAAGAAACATGAGGAGATTGGTCTAATAGCTCAAGAGGCTGAAACCATCGTTCCAAGAATTGTCTCACGAGATCCTGAGAATCCAGATGGCTATCTACATATCGACTATACCGCTTTAGTTCCTTACTTAATCAAGGCTATTCAAGAATTAAATCAAAAAATAGAAAAAATGGAGAAAACAATAGCATGAATAACAACATGTTGACCAATATCGCACTTAAAGCAATTCAGGAGCTTGCTCTTGAAAATAGAAAACGAACACACAGATTGGAGAACTTAGAAAATGAACACAGAACAGCTTAACCAAGCCTTACGAATGACAATTAGTGAAATATCAACAACTTCAACAAATTCGATGATTACAAGTAATATCTTGAGTATTCAGTTGGATGAGCAAAGGGAAGAAAATCAAAGACTTCAAGCACGAGTGGATGAGCTGGAAGCTCTGCTTGATGAACAAACTAAACCAGCAGACAAAGGAGAATAGACATGGCAGAAACAATTCAAAACACAGATAACTTACTAGACCTTACAAAAATCACAGAACCATTTGATCTTGCGAGTGCTTTGCGCTACATGAAAGAAAATGGAGAGTTCATTCGTTGCAAGAATGTAAGCGATGACTTCTATATGTATCGTGATGTTCAAAAACGTCCTGTGATCGTAAATGGCCGTCGCCAACTCAAGGATGTTGAAACCGTTTGGGCGTTCAACCAGTGGGGTGGTACAATCGCAACAATCAACGTCGCCGTTCTGTTGAATCATGAATTCTATATCATGAAATTTGATGCAGAGGGCAATCCTGACTGGACGGATCCAACGGGAGAACCTAAAGAATAGGAGATGTGTATGCAAATTGAATTTTTCAATTTTCTAAGAAGTGTCGTACAGACTGAAGATGGTTTGGTCTTGTACGCTCTAGCACTGATTGTCTCAATGGAAATCATTGATTTTGTGACAGGGACGATTGCGGCGATTATCAATCCTGACATCGAGTACAAGAGCAAAATCGGCATTAACGGGCTCCTTCGTAAGATTTCAGGGGTTCTCTTACTGATGATCCTCATTCCGGCGTCCGTTTTGTTGCCTGAAAAGACAGGTTTTGTATTCTTGCACTCAATCTATCTCGGGTACATCGCATTTACTTTTCAATCTCTCATTGAAAATTATCGCAAATTAAAAGGAAATGTTACTCTTTTTCAGCCGATTGTAAAAGTATTTCAGCGATTACTTGAAAAAGATGATGACACGAAAAAAGGAGAATAACAAATGCAGCAAATTACTGAAATCATCATTGCTTTTGCGACAAGCTTTTTAACAGTAGCAGTAGGCGGTATTGTAAAAGCAGTAAAAGATTATCTTTTGCGTAAAGGCGGAGAGAAAGCGGTGATCATCGCTGAAATTCTAGCTAAAAATGCAGTAAATGCCGTGGAGCAGGTAGCTGCTGAAACTGGCTACAAGGGAGATGAAAAACTGGCACAGGCTCGCGCTAAAGTCCGTGCTGAGCTTACAAAATACAATATTAGCATGACTGACAAAGACTTAGACACCTTCGTAGAGTCAGCAGTGAAGCAGATGAATGACGCATGGAAAGGACGATAGGGAATGGATATCGATAGAAACAGACTACGTACAGGCTTGCCACAGGTTGGGGTGCAGCCTTATCGACAAGTACATGCTCACTCAACAGGTAACCGCAACTCAACCGTACAGAATGAAGCGGATTATCACTGGCGGAAAGACCCAGAATTAGGTTTTTTCTCGCACGTTGTTGGGAACGGCCGTGTCATGCAAGTAGGTCCTGTGAACAACGGAAGTTGGGATGTTGGGGGCGGTTGGAATGCTGAGAGTTATGCAGCGGTTGAACTGATTGAAAGCCATTCAACTAAGGAAGAGTTTATGGCTGACTATCGCCTCTATATCGAATTGCTACGCAATCTAGCGGACGAAGCAGGCTTGCCGAAGACTCTTGATACAGACGACTTGGCAGGTATCAAGACGCATGAATACTGTACCAATAACCAACCAAACAACCACTCAGACCATGTGGATCCATATCCATATCTTGCTAAATGGGGCATTAGCCGTGAACAGTTTAAGCAAGACATCGAAAACGGCTTGAGAGCTGCAACAGGCTGGCAGAAAAATGGCACTGGCTACTGGTACGTACACTCAGACGGCTCTTATCCAAAAGATAAGTTTGAGAAAATCAACGGCACCTGGTATTATTTCGATGGCTCAGGCTATATGCTTGCAGACCGCTGGAAGAAGTACACAGACGGCAACTGGTACTGGTTTGACAACTCAGGCGAAATGGCTACAGGCTGGAAGAAAATTGCTGAGAAGTGGCACTATTTCAACGAAGAAGGTGCCATGAAGACAGGCTGGGTCAAGTACAAGGACACATGGTACTACTTAGACGCTAAAGAAGGCGCCATGGTATCAAATGCCTTTATCCAGTCCGCAGACGGAACAGGCTGGTACTACCTCAAACCAGACGGAACACTGGCAGACAAGCCAGAGTTCACAGTAGAGCCAGATGGCTTGATTACAGTTAAATAAATAGAAAGGAAACTTTCTAAATTGTTCTTTCACCGCAGGCTCAGGCTTGCGGTTTTTTTGTTTTAAAAAAGGGGCAAAAAAGGGGCAAAAGTGTCGTAAATCTCTGTAAAATGATGTAAAAACATTTATTTAAAAGCTCAAAATATAGCTGTTTTAAAAGGTATTGTAAGATATAGTAAAACGATGTAAAGGTATTTTTAAAT